GGCTCTTGCTGAGAATAGTCAAATACACCCCATGTATGGCCCTCCTCGGGTATAAATAATGACCTAATCCGTGGTCCGAGTTCCTTGTTTCTAGCAGGAATTTGCTGAAGATTCGGATTAGAATAACTAAATCTCCCGGTTACCGTTCCTCCATTATCGGATCTTAATTGGTTGATTTCAGCATGTATTCTTCCTTTATGATTATGTTTTAATATGGTATCAATAAACGTGGTATGCGCCTTGTTTATTTCTCGAGCGCGGGCGATTCTTTTCACCAGTGGGTGGGGGTGATTTTGAAGAAAGTTTTTTGTAAATGATGGAGAATTTGTTTTTTCGGTTCGGTCAAATGGTAGGCGAAGTTTTTCAAACACTTGCGCGATACTGCGTGCTGCCCATATTTGAACATCTACTTGGGTTTCTTTTTTTACTATTTGTAAGCATTCTTTTTCTTCTTTATGTAATTCTTCTTTTAATTTTTGAGCTTGTTCTACGTCTACACGAACTCCTAAGAACCGCATATCTACGAGGCAAGGAAATAGTTCGGTCTCTAATTCAAAAATAGAGTTTAAGTCTTGGTGTAAAATTTCTTTCTTTAATTCTTGCCAAAGTTCATAGGTCAGTTCAGCATCTTTTTCAGCGTATGCACCTACATACATAGCAGGTAGTTTATACATTTCAGCTTTGGCATCTACTCCCCAGTCTTTTGCAGCTTGGTATAAAGCCGATTCATCTTTTCCATAACCTATATATCTTTTACTACAGCTATTTAAGTCATAACGCATTTGATTTTCATCAACAATCGCTGCAGCAATCATGGTATCAATTATTTTACCATTTATTTTAAGTCCAAGAGCTCTAATCCAACATACATCGTACATTGCATTATGAAATATTTTAATAGAGTCTGTGTTAAGAACACCTTGAAACCATTTTAAAATTTTCTTTCTATCCATATTGCCACCGCCTTCGTGAGCAATTGGATAATAGCCAGACCATCCTTTAACAGCGACCGCAATACCGGTAACATCTCCTTTACCAGCAACTGAACCTGATCCCATCTTAACTAGATCAGGATCTTTAGTTTCTAAGTCAATTGCTATTTCATCATGCTTGGATAAATCTGGAAATTCTTCTGGTGGTAGCCATTCAGTCTGAGCTTTGAATAAGGGAAACTGTATCATTTAACAATACCCCAAGAATTCTTTTTTTCTTTTATTTCTTCTTTCACTTCTTCAGGATAGTCTCTATCAATCGCCATGTCAATATAATGTTTTGCTTTTAACAAATCTTCTTTTTGATTTTTCTGTTTATGCCTGCATAAATATTTTATTGCGTTGCCTTCGGCAAACGGTATATTATTTCTATTAATAAATTCTGAGGGCTGAATGACCATAGATTTATAGTGATCACCGCCAATTTGTTTTTTATATATTTTTTCCTTCATTAGCACATTCCTTAATTAAATCTTGAATATAACGTTCTTTTCTTTTAGCTTTTACTTCTGGGCGTTGATTATACGCTTTGTCCCATGCTTTACCTTTAGGACTTTGTCTCCATTTTTTTCTCGCTCTTTTTCTAGCTTCTTCAGACCAGGGATTTTTCATATGCTCTCCATTGGGTATGCTTTTTCATAATCTTTAGGTCTTATAATATGTAAATTTTCTTTTGTTCGTGTTGCCCCTACATAAAATAATCTTGTTTCATCATCTGGACTTTTTAAATAAGATCTGTTTGTATTGGTAGTTAGATCAGTTAATAAAACTACGTTGGGTCTTTCCCCACCTTTAACACTATGTATAGTAGATAAATGTATTCTGGGATTTCCTTTTAAGTTTTCACCATTTCTCCGCATGCTTCTAATGTAATTTTTTCTTCTAAAATTTAAATCATCAAATGCCTCATACCAAACTGCATCAGTTTTTAATCCATAGTCTTTTAATTGAGATAAATTATAATAACTTTCTTTAGCCATTCCCTTAAGTTTTAATTTATTTGCATGTTGAGGAGTCATATAGCTATATATTCTTTCAACTTGTTTATAGTTTAATGGAGTGCCTTTTCTTGCTAGTTCCCATTCTCCCGCGGCCTCTGATGCATCTTTCTCCGGCATTTTTTTAAATCTATTTTCAAAATACCAACCTCGTTCTCTTATTTCATCTTCTATATTATCTAACATGTGACGAGTTCGAGCCAATACATACCATTCTCCTGATGACATATCTAAATCTTTTATATCGTCGTGAAATTTTAAGGATCCTTGATGATCTCTTGGAGCCCATTCTTTATATCTTCTATTAGAAACTCTTTTAATAATACCCAAAGCAAAGTCATGAATTGCTCTTGGTATTCTTCTTGATTGTGTAAGATTTAAAAGTTTTCCTGTTTGTGCAATAAAAGAATCTACATCTGCACCGGCCCATCTAAATATTGCTTGATCATCATCGCCGGCGATAAAAGAATCTTCTGTATTATTCCATATTTTTTTAGCCATATTCCATTGCATTAATGAAAGATCTTGTGCTTCATCTATAAAGACTACATCAAATTTAGGACATTTATCTGATTTAATAAATTCTAATATCATGTCATTATAATCTTTAAGAACGTTTTCTTTTTTATATCTTTCTAATTCATGGGCTAAATGAACCAAAGTTTTATATTCAACTTCAGTATTATGTTCTCCCATTTTTAATTGTTGTTCTAATGTTATGTTTCTAAGTTTAGCTAAATGAATAAGTCTTAAGTAATCACTTTTAGTTGTAAATAATCCAGTCTCTTCTTCATCAAATTCATTATAATCTAAAAAAATATTTAATTTTTTACCAAGATCTTCGTAATGTCTTTTTTGCATCACTTGGTCTTTATTATATCCTAGTTTTCTAAATGCTAATGAATGGAGAGTTCTAAAGTAAGGAAGGTCATCTTCTGTGTAATTAAATTTATTCATAGCTCTTCCCTTTGCTTCGTTGGCAGCTTTCTTTGTAAAAGCAAAGTATCCTATCTTATCTGGATCAGTATCTTTTAAATAATCTTGTACTTTATTAAGAAGAGTCCAAGTCTTTCCTGTTCCTGGTGGACCCAATACAATTGTTTTCATTAGAAAGGTACCTCTTCTTTTAATTTCTTTTGAGTAAATTGATCTTCAACTTTATCAAATATATCTACTTTCATAATAGATGGTTTCTTTTTACCAATAGTCATTCTCCCTTCTTCACATCCACAATGTTCTTTAAGCATCTGCTGCGTTACTTGATAATCTTCTTTCCATTTCTTTTTAGTTAAATGTCCATGAAAAAATCGATGAAAAGTAAATACATGTTTGCTATCTTCTGTGTACACTGCTCCATTCAAAATATCTTTTTTAGTAACCGATCCAATTGATCTTTGAATACAATAATCTTCTAAATGATTATTTAGTTGATCTATTTTGGATGATCCAACTGGTGCTTCTACTTCTTCAATTGCTTGTAAAAGCTGATCTACATATGATTCAAATTCTTTTGTAGTAACTCTTTTTGGTTTTTTATTTATTTGTTTTGCTACAGTTCTTCTAAACAATCTTTGTTCCATCAGATAATCTATTGTATCTAACTTAACTCTTTCTCCATCTACATTAACCCAATAGTAAGGTTCATCTAATAAAATTTTTTGTAGATCAGTAAGTGATGGAAAAACTGACTCTCCTCCTATACCAAACTCTCTGGTTCTACATAAGTTTTTATCACAATGATTACACATTGGTTCTTCATTACATTTAAAACCTAAATCTTTTCCATCATTAAACTTTATTTTACCCTGAACTATTTTATCTTCTAAGGGTCCTTCAGGATGTTTTTCAAAATATTTATAATTAAATGCATTTATTTTTGCTTGCCAATTTTCAGGCCACTTTCTTTTTGCATATTGTATGTATTGATAAAGTATTCTATCTCTTCCATCTTTAATATCCGTCTGTGTTAAAGACTCTAAACAAGGAGGCCCGTCAGAAAATTCTGACTGAGGCCTCTCTACTTTTATGGAACCAACATCTAGTTGTTTTACGTTATTGTAGATCCCATAAAATTCTTCTAAACTTGCTGCTGTACCATCATCTTTAAAGGCATATCGGGTTGTGTTATCCCCATTAAAGTATGGTAAATTTAAAAAGTTTCCTGTATCATCTTGTGATTTTAATTCTATTTGTTTTGGAAATACCTCTGCTCCTCCATAACCTAACACTGCGCTGATAGATAACAGTTTATCTCTTACTATTTTTGCTTCAACTGGAACTTCAGTAAATAAAAATACGTGTGCTCCTCCTGATTTAGATCGAAATACTACTAATGGTAGTTTTAGTTCTTTAATTTTGTTAATTAATTTTTTATGATCAAATCCTGCATATGAATCTATATCTATACATCCCCATATACATTTATTATCATCATTGATTGGAATTATACCAAGACTTGGTTCAATTCCTTGAAGATGCTTATTCCATAAATCATCCGTAACTTTTTCTCTTGTTACAAATGATTTACCTTTTATCTTTTGACCGTCTTCGCCTTTCTTGTCCACATAAGTGACACCACGCGCACGATCTAATCCTTTAAATATATCTTTAAAATTTGCAACTGACATAACTTTCAAAGTGGGCGGGTCCACTCTCGCTTTACCGCCCACTACCTAGGATACGGTTAGTATGGTGAACTATTTGTTTCCTCTGAGCCATGCTTCGCTTGCACTTCGCCTTTACCTACTCGGTCAGCAAAAGTTTTAGCGATATCATAGATTGATTTGTCAGATACAGGACCAATTTTAGATACATCCCATCCAAACCATGTTCCTTTGTCATTAGACATTTGAACAGTCTTTAGATTATAAATGTGGCTATATGTTGGCGGTGTAAATAATCCGTTTTTACCCTGCATTTTTATGCCCATCATCATTGAGTTCCATTTTCTACTCACTTTTAATTGAGTAGCTTTCATAGAAATCAAAGCTGTTGTTGGACTCTTACCTAAGAGTATCACAAAGTGATTGGCAGTGTTCTCCAAATAATTACCATTCGGTAATCTATCTTTGAAAGATTTATCACGAGTAGTTGTACTCACGATATCACTGTCTGCCTCGTGAATCGCTACTGGAGCACCAGTGCTAGTTCCACGATCCTGCCACTCTATGTATTGTCTTTTGTAAAAGACGGGCAGTACATCGATAGACTCATACAGCTCGTTAGAAACTGTATTGATTATCTTGCCAGGTTCTGCGCCCTCGACATATTTCCCATGAGTTTTATTTACTTCAGGAGATAATTGTCCCAAAACTTTTAAGAAAGGTAACGCAAGATCATCTTGCGATATGTTTTGAGCACCTTTATTAGCATCAGCTTCAAATATATTTGTTGCCAATGCTCCTTCTTTTTTCGTTGCTACTTGGTTCATAGTCATTGTTTCCTTTTTATTGTTGTTTTATTTCCAATGAATACATTGAAAATTTCCGTTGGCATTTCTTTACCTGCCTCTATACGCTCACGGACTAACGCTTTCAGAGTCATAGGCTCAACCTTCAACTTTTGTGTTGGTTGAAACCCATGGCTCTTCGCAAGGTCAGCATAATCTGCAGCCCTTGTATCTTCGTTACGACCAAATGATACAGAAATTTCATTCTTTATAATATCACCTAGACCGTTTTGACGAAGCCAGTTAAAAGCCGCCTCTTTATTTGCTACAGTTATATTTGCACTGTAATGCGGCTTAACATCTACAGAAGATCCATCCATAAGTTTAAGATGAGATAAACCCATCTCTGCCATCATGGTTGGAATTACTTCTCCAGATAAATGTTCTTGTTTTTTTTTTAATTTTTTTAAATATTCTTCCTGATTTTCTATAGTTCTTAAAACCTCTTCTAAGTTCTCTACTTGATCAGCTAAAGATTGTATGTTGTCAGTTTTTTTAATGACCTCCTGTTGGTCTTTTTCAAAATCAATCATCTAATTCTCCTTTCTCATAAAGATTAATCTCAATAGGATAATATCTTCTTTCTTGTCTATCCCATTTTAAAAGTTTGTATTTACCATTCGTTAAATCAGATACAATAGAACATGCTACTCCTATAATTGCTGGATCTCCTGTAAGCAATAAATAATCTCTGCTTGAGAAATTTTTTAATGCTTGTCTTAATTTAAAAATTAAAGGACCAGGAGAAAAAATTATTTGAGAAAGTTCTGGAAGTAAAAATTTAAAACCACCATATTGAGTCGCTCCTAAAATATTTATTTTAGGTTTGCCCTCCTTAGTTCCCGGGATTTCCTGAACAACATAAACTACTGGAGTTTTGTCTTTTCCTGAAATATCTTCGTAACGAATTTTTTCTTCTTTCATGCTTGACAATATAGGTCTTAAAGAATATATTGTCAACTAGAAAGTAAAAATGAATTACAAATTTAAAACAAAGCCATATGCGCATCAGTTAACTGCGTTAGAAAAATCTTGGAATAGGGAGACCTATGCTTACTTTATGGAAATGGGTACAGGCAAAACAAAAGTATTAATAGATAATGCGGCCATGCTTTATGACAAAGGTAAAGTAAATGGTGTTTTAATTATAGCACCTAAAGGTGTTGTTGGGACTTGGTATAATCAAGAACTTCCTACCCACCTTCCTAAACACATAGAAAATGTGTCGGTATTATGGCGAGCTAATATAAATAAAAAGCAACAAGAAAAATTAAATACTTTATTTCAAACCGGTGAAGAACTTCATATTTTTATTATGAATGTAGAAGCTTTAAGCACTATTAAAGGTGCAGATTTTGCACGTAAGTTTTTATCATGTCATAATGCTTTAATGGCTATAGATGAATCTACTACTATTAAAAATCCTAGTGCTAAAAGAACTAAGAATATTATAGATCTTTCTAAAGCTGCTAAATATAGAAGAATAATGACAGGCTCTCCCGTTACAAAAAACCCTTTAGATTTATACAGTCAATGTAAATTTTTAAGTCCATGGTTGTTAGATTTTACTTCATATTACGCTTTTCGAAATAGATATGCTCAGATGAAAACTATTCATGTTCAGGGAAGATCCATTCAGGTAGTAGACAAATTTCAAAATTTAGGAGAACTTTCAAATCAACTTAAAGGATTTTCTTATAGAGTCTTAAAAGAAGATTGTTTGGATTTACCTGATAAAATCTATATGAAACGTCAAATTAATTTAAGTTCAGAACAATTAAAATTATATGATCAAATGAAAAAAGAAGCATTAGCTATCTTAAATGGAAAAAGAGTTACTACAGTTAATGCATTAACTCAGTTAATGAGATTACATCAAATTACATGTGGTCATTTTACATCTGATGATGGAATAACTCAGCCAATTAAAAATAATAGACTAACTGAGCTAATGGATATTTTAGAAGAAATAGAAGGTAAAGCGATTATATGGGCTCATTATCAATATGATATTACTAATATAATTAAAGAAGTTGTTAAGGTCCATGGTCCAGGTTCCATTGTGGACTATTATGGATTAACTCCTCAAGATGAAAGACAAGAGAATATTAAAAAATTTCAAAATGATGATAAATGCAGATTTATAGTAGGAACTCCTCAAACTGGTGGATATGGTATTACATTAACTGCAGCTAATACTGTTATTTATTATTCTAATGGATATGACCTCGAAAAAAGATTACAGTCAGAAGACAGAGCACACAGAATCGGACAAAAAAAGTCGGTAACGTACGTGGACATCCTGGCCGATGAAACAGTTGACGAGAAAATCGTAAAATCTCTACGAAAAAAAATAAATATAGCGTCAGAAGTT